TGGCTTTCGAGGTTGGCGTCGACCGCCTTCTTCTTCTCGCCGGCTTCGAAGGCCACCTCCCCGCGTAGGGCGACGACGCGTGACTGCTGGATGCCAACGAGCAGCAGGCCGACCAGGGCGATGATGATTGCAGCAGCGAAGGCCTTCATACTGAATCCGCCTTGCGGCCCAGGAAGCGGGTCACCAGTTCGCGGATGGCAGTCACACCGAGGAACCCAATAGTGCCTCCCGCGGCGATCGATAGGCTTGAAGGCCAGGCCATCCACTCGATAACGCTGGACGCGACCAGGCTCAACGATCCGCAGATGAGCGCCTCAAAAATGATCCGGCGTAGGCTGGTTTCTTTTCCGTCGTAGATGACGCGAAGCAAGCAAACGGTGATGGCCATGATGACGCCCGCCATTAGCGGATTGCTCAACGCCAGCCAGAGCTTGGCCCAGGTGTCTGGCTTGTCAGGCATGTTTGGCATCCGGGTTGCCTCCCCTTGGGGAGATTGATAAATCCGGCACCAACTGCACTCCCAGCTCGGAGCAATGGGTGTGGTGGAGCCGAAAACGAAAAGGCCCCGCACAATGGCGAGGCCCTGAATAGGTGCGCGACCTAAGCCGCGCGGTATTACTTGGAAGCCCCACTCTTACGCAGAGCTCCATCCTTCAGCATGAATTACGCAACGGTGCCATCAGCGTTCAGATAGTCCCACGAGCATGTGGTGGGAATAGCGAAGTTCTGAGCGTTGTAGAGATAGACACCAAGCCCCGCTGGCACCGCCAAATCGTTGTAGGTCAGGAGATTTGGGACCACTTCCTGCAAAGCTCTATTATCCATGTCTTTCGTGGTAGGAACCTTTGGCCCAAAAGCCATGTTACTGGAACCGTAAAATGATCGAAGGATGACGCCATTCACATTATCTGCTGGGGAGATCAGAACTGTAATTTTTTCGGCATTGCCGTTAATGGTCTGGTTTTTGAACTGTTTACCAAGTTCACGTACTGGCATTTTGACACCTATTGAGTCGAATGATTGGTCGCGGAGGATTCCGCTTTCATGTCGCTCAAAGGCGATTGCTCGAGGATCTTGTTCTTCGCATGATTCAACGTCCCGCATCGGGAACATTTGATCTGGAGCTCTGTAAACCCACCCGTACGGGCGAGAAGTCTTTTGCAGTTACCGCATCTGAATTCTTTCAACATCTGCAAGTCCGTTTGTTTATCTGCTAGGCTCCGTCCCGCTCGCGCGAGCAGTGAGGGCCTTGGCTGGCTTGCAGGCTAGATCTGCGATCTGGCGTCTCCTTTGGGTGTTCCCGCACCCTCTGGAGTCGCCCTCTCTTTTTTCGATCCCAACAAAAAGCCCCGAACTTGTCGGGGCTTTTTACTTTCTTCCGGGCACAAAAAACCCGACACAGTGGCCGGGTTTTGTGAATCATCAGAGCTAGTTGCCGTAGGCAAAACTCTAACAGTGATGAAATCATGCCATGAGCCGCACGGGAACGCAATAGGCCCTCATGCGGCCTCGCGCATTTCATAAATTACCGCTGCCACAGGGCTGAGTGCTCGCCGGTCCAGATCCTCGCAGCACTCGAAAGTCAGTTGGAGAACACCACCCCAATCTCTCTCCCAGTTGCACGATTCGAGGCGCACTTCGTAGACCTGCCACATCCACGCCCGGAACTTTTCTGCGTTGGCCAACGGGTCTTCGTTCGACGACTGCCCGCCCTGGTGCATATGCCGGTACCGGCGCATCACACCCTTCACTACGAACTCCAGTTTCTCGCGCTTGGCCGCTGTCATCCTTGGCGACTTGCCGACCACCATCAGAAACACCACCTCTTCTGCCGCCTCTCGGATATCGTCGCACTGCTCGGCGGCGTACATGAAGTCACCGAATACACGGATCTGAGGATGCAGCCTGGCGATCGCCGACTGGATATGCCCGGCCAGTGCACCGTGTACCGCGTGATTGGCCGTTGGACCTCGTTCGGTCTTCTGCACCACCACCCCCAGCTGCACAACGTCAGAGGTCTGGCCGGGGGCCGGGTTGTACTTGCAGTCATGCCAAGCCTGGCGCGCTGAGTTGATCTTCATGCTGCCTGCCCCTTCTTCAGTTCTCTGGTCTTTGCCCGGTATTTGGCCTTGATGGCCTTGATCTCTTCCACGGTGTACTTGCAGGCCGGGTGCAGGCCTTCCAGCCAAGCGACCTTCTCGGCGCCGATGCGCTGCACCAGGCGGATGCGGTACTCGATTGCATTGCCGGAAAGGTTGCGGTTGCACTTCACACACTGGCGGTGGATGTTCAGAGGCTCGAAGCGCAGCTCCGGGCAGGCGCCGACGGATCGATAGTGCCCGGCGTCCCACCGGCTGCCAGTCATGAGGTCGCTATCGTTCGGCGTGGAGTCGCAGCTGATGCAGGGCTGGTCGGCGTCACGCAGGCGGACGTACTCATTCACCGCGGCCTGGGCTTCGCGTAGGTGGTCCGCCCTGCTCTTCAGCTTCTCCTTGCGAACCTTGATGTCCTTGCGCTCGATATCCGCCAGCGCCTTACGCGCCTTCGGCTCATGCCTGGGCGCATCGATCATCGCGCAGGCCGGGCTGCACACCGCCTGGCCCATCCGCGAAGGCACGAATGAGGCCCTGCAGGTAGCAACGCGGCACTTCTTCGGCTTGGCTGGCTTCCGTTCGATGGTCATACAGCCTCCTTGGCTTTCTGCTGCTCATGGGTGAAGTCGCCGCGCAGGGGCATGAGGTGGCGCTCCTGAACCAGGCATATTCCGCCAAGGTCTACACGGCCATCCTGGAGAGTTGTTGCGAAAAGACCAGAAGCCTCAACCATCCAGCATTCAGGGCCCTTATTCACGGCCCGCCTACCATCCGGAAGGTTGAAATAATCATTCGTGCGCAGCTTGATGACCAATTCGACAGCCATCCCGATATTTGGGGATGTGCCCTTGCTTGAGCTTGCGATCAGCGCCAGGTCGCCCGGCTTGAAGTTATGGCTCATAGCGCTTTCCTCGCGGCCCGTTCAACTTCGGCCTTTCTGTCCCTGCGCTTACGCTCGAACTCTTCCACCGAGCGGTTGCGGCGATGGTCCAGCACCACGCCGGCAATGAGAGCCAAGGCAATCAGGACTCCGTAAATGTCTGCGTAATCCATCAGTACCTACCTCCCCAGTTGTCCTTCTGTGTCCAGCGCACGCCATGCTCGGCGCCAAATGCCATAACCCACTCAATCAACTCGCCGCACTGCTTCACGTTGAGCTTGCTGGTGCGTTCGTAGATGACGTCGAAGCCGTTGCCATCGACCGCCGGTATCATCTGCGGTTGATCGCCCGACTCGCGCAGCCAAGCGGCCGTCAGGAGGCGTTTCCAGATCAGGACGTCCCACTTCTTGCCTGCGTGCTCTACCTGGGCAGCGATATCGGACAGGGCCGCGTGCAAGGCCTTGTTTTGCTCCCCGCTGCGGTCCACGTCGGTGATGGCCAACTTCTTGGGCCTGGCCAGGTCCAGCCCGGCGATGTAGCCCATAGCCCTGGTGCGGTCTGATTCATTGCGGATCTGGAGGTTGGTCATGGCCGCTTCTCCAGGCTTTCGAGGTAGAACACCAGGGCTCCACCGATCAGCAGGCCCAGTACGAATACGCCGAAGGTGGTCATGGCCGGTCTCCCTTGCCCATGGCGGCGCGGCAGGCGATGTATTGCGGCAGGTTCCGGCATCCTTCATCGTCGTCGTAGAGGTCCAGCAGATCGGAAAGCGCATTGCGCAGCGCCTCGACATCAGCCTTCAACTCAGCATTCACCCGCTCGTAGGCTTCGTAGCCGGTCTTGAGGCCGGCGACTTCGGCGCGGAGCTGCTGGACTGTTTTGGTTTGTGCTGGGGTCATGTCAGAAGGCCTCCTTGCCGCGCTGTGATTCCCAATCGAACGGAACAACGATCAGCCCACCCTCCCGCAACCTGTCGACGCAGCGGTCGCCCATGGCTCGGCCCAGGTCATTCGCTTCCAGGTTGGAAATGATCACCGTCGGCGCCTCTCGCTCGTACCGGCCGTTGATGATTGCGAACAGGGTGGTCAGCTCGAAGTCGCTCGGCTGCTCCTTGCTCACGCCGATCTCGTCCAGCACCAGCAGGTCGGGATTGATCAGGCTGGCGAGGATGTCGCCCTCGGTACGCTCGCTGTGTCGGTCGTACGTGCCACGGATGGCCTGTAGGACTGCCCCAACCGTTCGATACACCGCAGACCGGGAGGTCTTGTGCAACAGCTCGTTGGCGATGGCCACGCCGAGGTGGGTCTTGCCGGTACCAGGCTTGCCGATCAGCACCATGCAGCGCCCTACTTCGCGGATCTGGTCGAACGTGGCGACGTAGTGGCGGCAGAACTTCAACGCCTTGCGCTGTTGGTCATGCTCGACTTGGTAGTTATCCAGCGTGCGAGTGAGGAAGCGTTTCGGGATCAACGCATCGCCCAACTTGCGAGCCAGGGCAATCCGCAGCTCGTAGGCCTTGTTCGCCTTCTCGCTGGCTTCACGCTCTTCTGCGATGGCGCGCATGCATTCAGGGCAACCGCCCTTCAGCTCACGGCCAAGCAGAACGGTGACCTTCTGGTCGAAGTTGCCGTGCTTGTCGCATTCCGCCGGCTGGGTGCGGATCGGCGGCGCGCCCTCTGGAAGCGCTATAACCTTTTCAGAGCGCATAGGAGCCGTCCTCACGCCGGATCAGGCCGGCGGTGTAGTCGCGGTCAGCGAAACCGGTGTGGCGCGATTGTGGGAACGGGTGGACGTTGCTTGCGAGCTTGTCCGGGAAGATTCCGGTCCAGCCGTTGGAGATCGAGGTGGCCAGCACCTGATCAGGCGCGGCGTGACCGAGCAAAGCCTTGGCCTGCTGCTCGCAGCTCTTGGCGGTCAGCGGTTTCCGGATTTCCTTGCGATGCTGGCACCAATCGGCCCAGGCCTTCTCGGAGACGTTCTCCGGCTTGGCAGTGAGCGGATCAAACTTTGGATTCTTCGCCATCGCGCCAGCGCCCTGCTTTTGATCTTGCTCTTTCTTCTCTTCTCTTCTCTTCTCTTCTCTGGTCCGCGTTTTGTCCGCATCGCTTGCGGACACATTGCGGACAGCGTTGTTTTTACGGTCGTTACGCTTGCGCTCGCTGTCGTTGGCCCGGCGCTTTGCACTGGCGCCGTTGTGCTCGTCAAAGCGAGGCATTACAAGGCTGCCGTCGTTCTGGACAGACGCCCATTCCACCTCGATCATGGCTTGTGTGAAGCCCGGCCAGCCCACCACCGCATCCATCGCGTCGACGCTGTAACCATGCAGCACGCCGTCATCGGAATGAGTGTCGAAGATGCTCCACGCAATGTGCAGTCCGCCAATAATCCGAAGTCTGTCCGCTTTCAATGCGGACACCATGCGGAAAACTTTCGGATGTGTCTGAAGGTCGATTCGCATTTTGATCCAGTCCCCGGCCATTACGCGGCCCTCAGTGCTTTGTCATGGGTGAACAGGCCGTCCCAGGTCTTCTTCATGGGCAGCTCGCCGGCCAGATACAGGTCGTACAGGCGTGCAGCGCCCTTCTTCAGCAGGATCGGCGTGTAGGAAATGAAAGGTTCTTTGCCGTGCGGGGTTACTTCGACCTGGTGCTCGGTCATGTACTTGTCGCGCGCGTAGGAGCCAACACGGTGCCGGGTGCCGGACTTGCTCTCGTTGTAGAGCCAGCTGCGCGATTCCAGGTAATTACCCAC